ATGACCTCATTCTACTATATACATCGACACCATACAAGCCCTTCCTTGAAATATTTCCACTATTTTTTTCCTATTACCCCTGCGTGTGGGGCGCGTCTAGCCGAGTTGTTTGGGTAATACATAGTAAGTCTTTAATAGTTACGCATAGCGAATCATCGTAAGTTGTTGCAGCACAAGGAGTTATGACGAATTTCGACTTTTTTTACGTAAGTCCTTACGCTGCAAGGGTTTACAGCGTTTGCCTATTAATAAGTCTTAAATACTTCTATATAAGACCATAGCTATCTAGTATAAGCATCGCAAGTATGCCTATAACAATTGCCGCGAATAATGCGGGAAAGTATATCCCGCATAGCGTTAAACATACCGTAAAAACGGTTAATAATAGGTTTACCATTGGCAGGTTTGAGCAAAACGAATTGCCTCATCCTTGTTACGAAACACCTTGCATTTTGTTTGATCCCAGTTTAGAACTTGCCAGCGGGATCGCACAGAACGATGCGATTTGTACTGAGGTTTGAAAGACTTCTTATCAAGTGCCCAAATATCTGATACGAATACGCCAGTCGATTGATCCCCCCATACTAGTGCCCCCTCCTCTTGGTGGGCAACCAGTGCTTGAATCCGTCGCTGCGTGGCGTGGAAGTCGTATGCTAATTTCTCTTGCACGCTAAACCCCTCTTGCGAATCCCGTTGAGCCAAACGAACACCTTTGCGGAACATAGTCATATCAAACTCCTTAAAAGATGTAAAACAAATCAAGCCTAGTTTTTGTACTTACCAGCACGAATATCAGCGATTAAACCCGCTACGTTGTGGGGTTGGCATGATACGGAATAGGTTCCTTTATACCGCGAAAATTCAAAACAGTTATCTTCCTCATTGATCCACCCCCAAACGTCATCATGTGTCCATGAATTAATTTCATCAGACCATACCCAGCCAGCATTAACCAACACTACGCGAGCCTCTTGCATTGTCATCATCTTAATTGTCATCGTCGTATCTCCTTGTGATGCTCTCATTCTATACTATTAGTCGGCATTCCGCAAGGGGTATCAACAGAAAAAATGAAAATAATTTTTGGGATGGGGGTGGGTATTCTATATTTATTCAAGAGTTACCCACTAGACGCTCAAAAAAGCGGGGGTGGTCCATAAAAACCTGGAACCGCAAAATACAAATGTACAACCCACACCTCTCCACTAGTAACATAAGACCCAATTGAATCTAAAAATGCATTGTTTACATTGTAAAAACTCTATTTATGGTGTATACTATTATTAAGGAGAACTATAATGACATTACCAATCGAATTAAAAACAAAAGAAACAGATGAACTTAATAAAGCGGTTGCTATAGAATTAGAAGCCGCAGACAACCTAGAACACTTCAAGAGGACTATTGATGAACATACCACCGGAAACAATGGAAGTGATACAAAAGATAATGAACAGGCTAGCGCCTAAATTTACTTTTGGTCATTACGGGGTAGACGATATAAAACAGGAGATATTTTTATTAGCGGTAGAAGGTCTAGATAAATACGATAGTACTAGAGGCGCGGTATCTACCTATTTATATTATTACGTTTATTCCCGTATTAAAAATTTTAAAAGAAATAAGTTTCACCGCAAAGAATATCAATGTAGCAAATGTAACTGTACCGACCCAAATTGCGACAAATGCATCAAACGTAGATGGAATACCGAAAGAAAGATCGATCTCTTAGAAGCTAAAGAAGCTCAATATATTGCTGATGATTCCCGATTAATTGAACATCACGATTATCTAGAAGACTTAGCTATTAAAGAATTACAGGGTATGATTAATCAAGAATTACCGGTATCTATGAGAGAAAACTATCTACGGATGATAGACGGGCTTTATGTACAAAAGTCTAAAAGAGATGAAATAGAAACATTCTTACATGGGATTATAGATAAATGGCAAATGAAAAAGGCAAAAGAGGACCGCTAAGTGAAGCTGATAAAAAATATATAGCTGATTATCATTTAGTTAAGACTCCTAAAGCTATAGCTACGGCACTTAATAGAGATCATATATCTATCAAGAAGTATATTAAGACTAAATTTGGCGGCGTACATCAACAATCAGATACGGCCCATAATACACTTAAGGGATCGCCAATTTGGGACGAGATTCAATCTCAATTCTCTGACGAAGAAGTCAAGTTATTTACTTATCACTATACGCGATTTATTACTCAGTTTCGCGACGATGTTTTACCAACCGAAGAATTACAAGTTGTTGATCTAGCGAAGTTTGAAATTTTAATGAATCGTATTCTTACAGAAGAACAAAACTTTAATATCAAAATTCAAGAAATGGAACAAACTCTTGAATCTCTATTACAAGATAAACAAACTAATAGAGATGAGATTATGAAGTTAGAAAGTAAAATATCTATAATGCGTGGAGGAATAGGTAATAACAAAAAGTCATATTTAGAACTAGCTGCTAAAAAAGATAATATTCTAAAAGGACTAAAAGCTACCCGTGAATCTCGTATTAAGCATACGGAGTCTGGGAAAAATAACTTTGGATCGTGGATGCGAAACTTAATTGATGATAAATCTAGACGTGATGAGGTTGGCGAATATATTGAAAAGATGCGATTAGCAACAAACGTGCAATACGAGAAACTAAGTGAATTACATCAATATATAGACGGGCAAATTGACCAACCACTTTTAACACCAGAAAATGTAATAGGAGGACCAGATGAAGAAAGCACTAATAACGGGAATTAACGGACAAGCAGGATCATACTTAGCAGAAGAACTACTAGAACAAGGATACGAAGTACATGGGATAGTACGCAGAAGTAGTAATCCAAACTATGCTAATTTGGCCCGCGTACTATCTAAAATAAAGCTACATGAAGGAGATTTAACTGATGTTTTCTCCTTATCACGTATTATTCGTGGCAATGATTTTACTCATATCTTTAATGCTGCTGCTCAATCACATGTACATACTTCTTTTGTACAGCCTAAACTAACCTGGGATGTTACTGCTCAGGGTGTACTTAATCTACTAGAAGTAATAAAAGATTATTCACCTACCACAAGATTTTTACAATTTAGTAGTAGTGAGATGTTTGGGGATCAAGTTAGTTATACATATGAATCGAATAATGACGATATTAGAACAAATGAAGCTTGCAGTGTATTACCGGGATATTTTCAACATAAAGCGTTTGATCGTTTTCAGGATGAATCTACTACAATGAATCCACAAAGTCCATATGCTATTGCTAAATTAGCCGCGTATAATGCAACAAGACTATATAGAAAGTCATATGGTTTGTTTGCGTCTAATGTTATTATGTTTAATTATGAATCACCTAGACGTGGTGAGAACTTTGTGACTCAAAAAATAGCCACGTATGTTAAATCATTATCGTTTTCATTATCATTAGGTTTAGTTCATAAAAAACTAAAACTAGGAAACGTAAATGCTATGCGTGATTGGGGATATTGTCCCGATTATATGCGTGGATGTCGAATGGTATTAGAACATGATAAACCAGATGATTTTGTGTTAGCCACAGGAGAAACTCATACTGTAGAAGAATTTCTGCAAGAGGCATTTTCCCTATTACCAGTTACTATTAATTATAAAGATTTTGTAGAAATTAACGACGAATTTAAACGACCATCCGAAGTGCCATATCTATGTGGTAGAGCATATAAAATTCAGCAAGAGATTGGATGGGAACCAAAAGTTAAATTTAAAGAACTAGTTAAAATAATGGTAAACATATAATGGCAAAATATCAACGGAAACGACAAGACCCAGGATATGACGAAGCGTGTCAAATTGTAAGGAAACGGGACAAAAATACATGTCAGATGCCTGGATGCAAACGTAAGCGTAAGATTGAAGTACATCATATACAACGATATGCTGACAATCCTTATCTACGGGTCGATCCAATGAATATGATATGTTTATGTAAACAACACCACAAAGACATAACTGGTAAAGAACAACACTATGTTATGATGTTTATAGAGATCGTATATGATAATCTTAAGTGATAACTCTGAAAAAATGCCTTGGGATTTCTCCTTTTATAACCATTGTACTGGTCAAGAGGAAGTTAGTTTAAATACCGGCGATTATACGCTCAAGGGATTTGAAGAAATTCTAGTAATAGAAAGAAAACGTAACTCAGGTGAAATTTCTATTAATTTAGGTCAAAAATGGAAAGCTTTCTTAAAAGAATTCCAACGCATGGAACCGTTCCCGCATAAATATCTTATATGCGAGTTTCCATTTGATGATCTGTTAAAATTTCCAGTGAATTCTGGCATACCCAAACATCTATGGTCAAAGATTAGAATCAATGGTAAGTTTTTAGCATCGCGTCTTACTAAAACATGTGAAGAATACGGTGTAGAATTGATATTTACTTCTGGACGTGAAGAGGCTCAGTCTATCGCTATGAGTATTTTTAAGGAAGTATATGCTAATAAAAAATAAACAAAAATTCGATTTACGTGATCGGGCTACAGTAAAACGATTATTAGCAGATGCGTATCTTGGTATACATATTGATCCCACCACCATCTTTAATCCATTACGTACTATACCAGAGCAGTTTTCTGAAACTCCTCATCTGTACGTTCAATGGTTAATGTCTCAACCAGAATACTTTCAATTTATTGTAAAGGAGATTATGAATATAGAATTACACCCGTTTCAATGTGTAATTTTAAAAGAAATGTGGAATCGTAAGTTACCATTCTTAATTGGTTCCCGTGGTATGTCAAAGACATTTTTGTTATCTTTGTATACTATGTTACGATTATTACTTTTACCTGGACGTAAGGTTGTGGTTTGCGGTGCTGCATTTAGACAATCTAAAATAGTATTTGATTATATGCGTACTTTTTATAATAATGCGCCTATTCTAGCAGATATTATAGATAGTTTTGGATCAGAATCTAAACCCAGTCGTGATGTTGATATGTGTACATTTAGAATAGGTGAATCTATTGCTACGATGTTGCCGATTGGATGTCTTAGTGGCAACACTCTAATCACTACGGATCGCGGAATTAGAAGGTTGGACGAATTTAATGATGCTGATTATCCAAAACTAGTATCTTCTAATGGTCAAATGAGAGAAACTGGATTTTTCTTTGATAATGGAGAATATCAAACCTATAAAATAACCACTAAAAGGGGATATCAGTATATAGGGACACCCAATCATAAAATGAAGGTATTAAGAAACAATAAGATAGTTTGGTGCCGAACTGACGAATTAACTACCGAAGACAATATACTAATTAATCGTAAGCATGAGTGGTTTGAGCCATCTTTTAAATGTTCTAGTGATGAGGCATACGCTCTCGGATGTATGATCGGAGATGGTAACTGGACTAATAAATACTTTTTACACTTTACCACGAAAGACTTAGAATTTATAGATTCTTTATCTGTTATTGGTAAATTTAAGACATACGACGACTTGCATTATTACTATTTAGGAAAAAAACAGAGACAAAAATGGCTCGACTTTTGGGGTCTTACAAAAACATATACCAAAGACAAGGTATTACCTAACACATTATTATCTAGTAATAAAGAAAACGTAGCCGCGTGTTTGTCTGGCTTATTTGATACAGATGGGTCAATACAAGTCACAACAACCAATGGTGGAACGCAATGCCAGATATCATTCTACAATACTAGTAAATATCTAATAGAACAGATACAGTATTTGTTACTACATTTTGGTATTATATGTACCGTAACATCCAGACAACGTAATAGTCTAAGAACTAGCAATTTGTGCATGGTTGGTTATGAATTACATATTAGTGGAGAAAATGTAGATTTATTCCATAAGCATATAGGATTCAGGTTGTCTCGCAAACAAAAACAACTAGACTTTTATATACAAAATAAAAAGCATCACTATTCTATTAATTCTAACTTAATACCAATAAATAAGAATGTATTATTAGATATAGCAAAGAGGTATAATTTTGGTGCGTCTCAAATAAAACATACAAAAAATGTTACGCAAAAAGCTTTAGTAAAATTTATTAAACGATGTAGATCATTAAACATAAAAGATGAAGTATTAGATAATTTAGAGTTATTAGCCTCACCTGACATATATTTTGATAATATTTCTAAGATAGAAGATAATGGTATATGTCATACATATGACTTAAATATACCAGAAAATAATGAATATATTGCTAATGGTTTCTTTAGTCATAATACCGGCGAGAAGATTCGTGGACAACGCGCTCACGATATTATCACCGATGAAATTAACTCTATCAATCAAGAAGTGCTGGAAAAGGTTATCTTCGGTTTTGCCGCTGTTTCTGCAACTCCTATGGTAAACGTAAAGGATAGAGCTGCAATGGATGTAGCTAAGATTATAGGCTACAATTTAGCATCTAAATCTGATGATTATCACAAGTCGAACCAAATTATTATGAGTGGTACTTGTGGTTATACCTTTCAACATATGTATACGTATTGGAGAAAATGGCGTAATATCATTATGTCAAAGGGTGATCCCGATAGAATCAACGAGATTTTTAGAGGCGAAATACCGCTTGGTTTTGATTGGCGCGATTATTCAATTATGCGGATACCGTTTGAGTTATTACCTCGCGGTTTTATGGATGAAGGTATCGTTGCTCAAGCTCAATCTGCTATTGGTAGTAGCCAGTTTAATATGGAATATAAAGCTGTATTTGCTGGCGATTCTGCTGGTTTTTACAAGCGTACATTGATAGAAAGTTGTGTGGCTAACCATATGAATAATATTAGTCATAAATCAGAACAATCTATAATATATCATCCAGTATTAAAGGGTTCGTTTGACAAAAAGTATATATTTGGTATTGATCCTGCGTCTGAACAAGATAAATTCGCGATCACTGTTTTAGAACAACATCCAGAACATCGTAGAATAGTCTACGTATGGACATCAAATAAAAAAGATTTTCAAACAGATAGAGCAGATGGTTTTATAACAAATACCAATGATTTTTATACTTATTGTATTTTTAAGATACGAGATTTAATGCGTAGATTTCCATGTGAGCGCATTATTATAGACTCTCAAGGTGGTGGTCACATGATTGTAGAAGGATTAAAATCAAATGAATTACTCAAAGATGGCGAAGTACCTTTATTACCGGTCATTGTTCCTGGTAAACCATCTATTACTGATGGTGAGCCGGGTCTTCATATAATTGAACTAGCTAGTTTTAGTGATAATACATGGATATCTAATGCTAATCATGGTCTTAAAAAAGACTTAGAAAATAAAGTATTATTATTTCCATTTGTTGATGCTGTATCATTAGAAATTGCTGGTATTCAAGATAACTCAAATAATCGTTTAATTGATACCCAAGAAGATAACGTATTTGAAATTGAAGAACTTAAAAACGAATTATCGTCTATTGTACACTCGTCTACTCCAACCGGTAAAGAAAGATGGGATACTCCCGACACTAAATTACCTGGAAATAAACAAAAAGGACGTATGAGAAAAGATAGATATTCTTCATTACTTATAGCTAATATGTGTGCTAGAACCATAGCTAATACCCCAGTATATATTATTAATCAAGAATCTGGTGGTTTTGCTGGCGCGTCCAATCAAACAAAAGGCTTAAAATATACCGGTTCTTCATGGCTAGCGAATAAACTTAACGATTTATATCAAGACTAGAATTATGGTGTATAACTAAGTAATAAGTAATCCCATTATTAATCGAATTAACAAAATGACAAACAATCAATTCAATAAAACCGTAGCTAATTATCATAACCTTTTTGATGACAACACCGATTATTCGGCAAAAAGAACCGTTGCTTCATTGGGTAATACAAGAACATTTAATGATTGGGATACCAATATTAGTGTTCGTAGCGACTATAATCGTCGTGATTATGATATGTTTAGACCATCTGAGCGCGAAGCTAGAACTTATAGGGAAATCCTTATGCAGTCTCAGCTAGCATATAAAAAAGTGGGTCTAGTACGTAACGTTATTGATACTATGGGTGATTTTGGAGCGAATGGTATACGTTTACAACACTCCGATGAACGCGTTCATAATTTCTATCAATCTTGGTGGACTAAGATTGGTGGTCCAGAACGTTCTGAAAGATTTTTGAACCATTTGTATCGACATGGTACTGTAATAAGTTTAAAAGCTTATGCGTCTATTCCGGTAACTATTGAGAAAAAATGGAAAAAATCAACATCTGCTAAGAACCAAATTAAAGATATTAAAGTAGAAAAAAGAAATATACCAATTAGGTATACATTTCTAAATCCATTAAGTATTGAGGCTGTTGGTGGCGAATCTTCTATTTTTATAGATAAACCATCATTAGTACTAAAGTTAAATACACAATTAACTACTTTTATAGGTAATCTAGATAGAACTCCGGTTGGTGGATGTGGATTAAGCAAAGTTATTGAAAAGGTTCCGCCAGAACTTCAAAAAATGGTTAAAGATGGCGCGACTACAATCCCGTTAGACCCCGAATTAACTAACGTATATTATTACAAAAAGGATGACTGGGAACTTTGGGGTACACCTATGATTGATTCTATTCTAGATGATATCATAATGTTGCTTAAGATGAAACAAGCCGATGTAGCCGCGTTAGATGGTGCTATTTCTAATATTCGCCTATGGATTTTAGGTAAAATTGGCAACGACGCTCAAACTACAATTATGCCAACTCGCGCACAAATTAACAAGCTACGTAATATTTTATCTAACAATGTTGGTGGCGGTGTTATGGACCTTGTATGGGGTCCAGATATTGACTTTAAAGAAAGTAGTAGCCAAATATGGCGTTGGTTGGGTAGTGAAAAATATGAAGCAGTATTAACAGCTATCTATGAAGGATTAGGTATTCCTCCTAGTCTTAGAGCTTCTGGTTCTACTAATACCGGAAATTATGTCGGTCTTAATACTATGATTAAAAGATTAGAGTATGGACGCGACTTATTAACTGAATTCTGGGAAAAAGAATTAGCTATTGTACACGCAGCTATGGGTTTTACTGGACCTCCACCAGAAATTATATTTGACCACATGATTCTTGCTGACGAAGCTGCTGAAAAAGCGTTGTTAATTCAATTGTGGGATCGTGATATACTTCCAACAGAAACAATACAAGAAATATTCAAGAGATTACCTGGGGTAGAACAAGCTAGACTTAAGAGAGAGGTTGCTAAGCGCGGTAAAGATATGCCAGATAAAGCATCACCATATCATAATCCAGAAAAAGCACATGATTATAACAAAGCTCTGTTGGGTGGTGGTCAAGTTGCCCCTTCGGAACTTGGTATTCAATTACAGCCTAGAAAAGATGGTGAAAAAACCGGATTAGAAATGCAAGCAAAGTTAGCTAAACAAAATAAAGTTTCTCAAACTAAAAAACCAGTTAAAAGCGCTGGTAGACCAAAAAGTGTTACCGAAACTAAAAAACGTAAAGCTAAGCCAACTTCTAAACCATCTACTAAAGCCGCTGATTTATCTGTTTTATTATGGGCTAATGATGCTCAAGAAAATATTAACAAAATAGTAAACAATATAGCATTTAAAGCTTTAAATAAGTCAAATGCTAGACAGTTAACTAATGAAGAGGCTGATGGTATTGAATATACTAAATTTGCTATCTTATCTAATATACAACCATATGAAGAAATCAATGAAGATACAATAGCTGCACATATAATAGCTAACAATCCAATACAACCAGAAATATTAGCTATTGCAACCGAACATATAGATAATTTTACAAAAAATCATAATAGACCGCTAAAAACAGGGGAATTACGTCAAATCTATATTGGTGCATATGCAATTTTTCATAATTCTAACGATAATCAAGAGACAACTGGTGTATAAATAAGCGAGGTTATAATGAACATTAAAATTTTCCCTCAAGAAGTCTCTGACAACCTTGAGACTCTAATAAAAAATAACTCTATTGCCTATCTTGCTGAAATAAAGCAGAAACCAGTAGAAGATATTAAAACGCTTCCTAAAGCAATAGCTCAGGCTAATCCAAATCAAATAGACTTATTCTATCTTGAATCTATTTTAGCATCTATTGGTTGGAATAATAACGACGATGTATTTGATGCGATGGAATTATGGGCGGCTAGAAATAGTCCTGTCGATAAACCATTTAATTTTATGCATAACGAAACCGATATTATCGGTCATATCACATCTTCAAAAGTAGTTGCATTTGATGGTAATATTATTACCGACGCTTCTAATTTGAATCAAGCATTTGATATTGTAGTTGGGTCTGTTATTTATACCAGATGGGAAAATAAAGACAGACAAGAAAAAATTAATAGTCTTTTAAGCGGTATAGAAAACGGTGATTGGTTTGTATCGATGGAGTGCATGTTTCCAGATTTTGACTATGCACTAATCGCTCCTGATGGTTCACATAAGACTATCGCTAGAACAGAAGAATCATCTTATCTTACTAAATATTTAAGACTTTATGGTGGTCCTGGTAGTTATCAGGGTTATAAATTAGGTAGATTATTAAGAAATTTTACATTTTCTGGTAAGGGTTTAGTAAATAAACCCGCTAATCCTAGAAGTGATATTTTAGGATTTAATAGTAAACGTGAAACAAGTGTATTTAATACAGCAGCAGAAATGATTGTACAGGAGATAAACATGGCAGATGTAATTAATGTAACAAAAGAACAATATGATACTTTAGTATCAGAACACGCAAAGGCTACAGCATCTATGAATGATGTAACTACTAAATTAGCCCAAGCTGAATCTAAAATTACAGAACTAGTAAAAGCAGAAGCTAGTGTTCGTTCAATTTTGGATGAAACCGTAAAAGCTAAAGACGCTCAAATTTCTGAACTTAAAACCAATCTAACCAAAGCTAATGAACAATTAGCAGAGGCAGAAATGGCAGCTAAGAAGATGAAAGATGAAAAAGCAAAATGTGAAAGAATGAATAAGTTGAAGTGTCGTCAAATTGATGATGCTAAAGCAGAAGAATTGGTTAACAAGTTTTCTGGTGTAGCTGATGAATTGTTTGATGAAATCGTTTCAGCGTATCCTATCAAAGAAACAACAGTAGCCACAGTAGAACCAACAGTGGAAACCACAGTTGATACAGTAGCTACAGCAAAAGAGCTTGAAAAAGCATCTGCTAGCGCTCTAAGAATGACAGTACCTACCGAAAACAAAAATGCTGATCTCCATAACAAAATGGTTGGTTGGTTGACCGGTAGCAAAAAGAAATAATTATAATAATCACGGAGAATAATTAACATGGCTTTAAGATCACAACGTAGATATTTAGATACAAGAATTGACTGCTTTATGTCAGAAACAGCAGAAAGAGGCGGATTCGTTGTCGCTTCAAGTGTTGGTTCTGGTGTAGCTTTAGATTCTGCATCTCAAGTAGTAACTTACGCTGCTAATCCTAGTGGTAAATCAGCAGTAGGTTTGTTAAGCTGCGATGTAGTAAACATCGACTTGACTAGACAAAAATTGAATGTTCACAAAGAAGAAGTTCAAATTAATACCAAGGTTACTATCGTAACTAAAGGTACTGTTACAACAAATAGAATTTATCCTGGTGTAACACCAGCAGCACATGCGACAGCATATCTTGCACCTAGTGGTTTGGTTCATACCGCCGATATTGTTGGCAGCAACATTGTTCTTGGTAAGTTCGATACCATTAAAGACGAAGAAGGTTTCGCAACTATTTCGTTCAACCTTCCTTAATTATAAGTAGATATACGGAGAAAATATAAATGTCATTTTACACAGAAAGACCTGACCAAGAAGTTATTGATTTAATCAAAAGATCAGGCGATAAAGACTTAAACGTAGCTTTTGCTGCTCAACATGAGTTGGCTAAAGCTCTAGAAGAACCACTACGTCAAGGCGTTTTGGTTGGTGATGTTGTAACTGGTTTGTTTACTTCTATGAAGTTAGAACCAGGAGCAAGTATGGAATATCCTCTTGATCTTCTTGCCCCAGGCGAAGAAAACAATATCGTTGCTTTTACAAATCCAGGTAACGGTAGAATTCCAGAAGCTCAAGTAGAAGGTGACTACGTTATGTTGTCAACCTCTGGTATTGCTGGTTCAATCGACTGGTTGCTTCGCTATGCCCGTGATGCCCGTTGGGATATCGTAGGTCGCGCTATGGAAGTTCTACAAGCCTCTTTCACTAAGAAAATTAATGATAGTGGTTTCCAAGTATTGCTTGCTGCTGCTGCTGACCGTAACATTATGGTTTTTGACGCTGATGCCGCTGCTGGTCAGTTCACAAAGCGTCTTTTAAGCTTAACCAAGGTTGTTATGCAACGTAACGGTGGTGGTAATACAGCTTCTCTAAGACGTAGTAAGCTAACAGATATGATCTGTTCACCAGAAACAATTGAAGGTATCCGTAACTGGAATATCGATCAAGTTGATGAACAAACACGTCGCGAACTTTATGTTGCCGAAGATGGTACTATTTCTCGCGTATTCGGTGTTAATCTTCGTCCTCTTACAGAATTTGGTGAAGGTCAAGAATACCAACTATTCTTTACAAACGTATTAGGCGCTTCATTGGCATCTAGTGACGTAGAATTGATGATTGGTCTTGATATGACTCAACGTGGCAATCTTTTGATGCCAATCAAAGAAAATATCCAAATTTTCGCTGATCCAATGTTGCATCGTCAACAACGCCAAGGTTATTATGGTTGGGGTGAATTCGGTTTTGCCTGCTTAGATAATAGAATTGTGATA